GACCTCCTCGGTCATTACCATTCCCTGTGGGTTGTCGGCCGTCGCGGCAGCCATCACCGCTGGACTCGCGCCGTGCTCGGTCATGAACTCCTGTAGCGTCATGTCCAGTCCGTCACGCGACTCCATGCCCAATCGCTCGCGTCCTTCGTTCAGTGTCATGAGGTTAATCTTGATCTGCTCCGCAACGACCTTGGTGTCCATCATCTCGTCCGAGAGGTCCATGTCCTCGAGAGTGATCTTCCAAGACGGCTTCTGTGCCGCGTCCATCGTCCCCTTCGCCCTCGGATACTCCACGCCGAGAAAACGGTTCAGTCGGTCAGCCAACACGGACTGTCCGGGAGCGATCACGCCGTTCTTGTAGGCAAAGATGATGTCCGCCGTGACACTGCCACCCAGGCTACCGCGCGTTACAAAGCCCAATCGGTCAGGCGGCATGCGGTGCGCGATGAGAATGTTGCGGTCGGTCAGCTCCAACAACCGCGTGAAGTGCAAGTCGTTCTGCGGAAGCGCCATGCTCTTGATAACCACGTCGACCTGGTCACCTCCCAGTGCCAGCAGCAGGTTACGATGAGGATCTGTTCCTGCGCCGTGCTGTGTCTTAAGCTCCTCCTCTAGGTCTCCCAGCAGGGCATCGACCTTCTCCTCGTTCACGCCGCTGATCACGATCATGTGACGCGGCTCTCGGGCATTGCTGAAGAACTTAATGTTGAAGTCCCGGGCCGCAATGGCCAGCGTGATGTGTCCGAGCGCGGCAATGTAGGCCGGAATGCCGTACCACGTGCTTCGACGAGATGGCTTGCGGAACACGAGGAACTCATTGGCCAGCTTATCGTGACCCACGCTCTCCCAGGCCTGTCGACCGTCACTCGCTAGGATCTGTTCCGGCATGGCGTTCCAACGCTTGAACCACACGACCTTGCCGTGGCGCATCTGCACGTAGCGCTTGTTGTCCTGGTGGGCGCGTACGGTGTGCGCCGGTACGTGCCACATCTTCTTGATGATGCCGCTCGGATCGCGGCCAAGCTCTAGTACACCCCAGCCGACCGTCTCGTAATCGAGCCACATGGCATTGAGGATCTCGATGAGGGTCGCCTCGGCAGCCAGTCCGTCCAGCCACTCTAGGATCGCGTCCCTGACCTCATCGTTGGCGTCGTCCTCGGTCGGCTCGAGCTGGATACCCGAAGCAATGACGTCCATCGCCTTCTGCTCGAGCGCCGCCGCGTGCACCGGGTGTGACTCCGCCAGCAACACGAGCTGTTCCATCGAGTAGGGCGGCTTGCGCACCAGTGTGCCGTAGGCTGACACGCCCGCGAACGGGTCCTCGGTCAGCTGCTTGGACCGCACCTCGTCGTCCGGCCACGTAGCAGCCTTCCCGGTCGGACCAAACCAGATCGCCTTGGCCAGCTTCGTCCGGCCCTCTTCCTCGCCTCGCTTCACCATCGTTACCACTCCAGTCTCGCGCTTGCCTTGATGTTGTACATCGCCTTAATGTTCCAGGCCATGATCGCGGCGTCACCCCGGATGACCGGATTGGTGAAACTCGTCTCGCCCTGCTTGACCGCAACGTAGGTTGACATCGGGCGAAACTCAATCACGCCGGCCGGCCCGTCCACATCAATGTCGATGTAGATGTACAAATGTCGCGGCCCGCTTCGTCGCCATCTCACTTCCCATTGTATCACACGGATCGCCGAGTGGGAAGATCGACGGTTAACCCGCCGCGCAGCACGCGCAACCTCCTGCCTAACCAACCCCGCAGTCTCATAGACGGCGCCCGTACCCCGGCGCAACCCCAGCACCACCTCACGGCGGGTGCGGCCGTCCTGGGTCGTCATCCAACGCCCCCGTCGGCTCTTGCTCAAAATGTCACTCCAGTTTTACTTTACCCGCAAAGTGATACTTAAAGAGCCGAAAGTTACACTTGCAGATCCGTGAAATCCGGGCCACACTTGCACTTCCGAGGCGCCCGGCCCGCACTTTGCATTCCGTGAGCGCCCGACCGAGACTTGCACTTCGCTCATGGCGCACGTCACTTTGCACTTCGCTCATCATTTCTCAAGACTTGCATTCCGTGCGACACAGCACGAGACTCTCATTCCGTGACGGCCTGGCTGAGACTCTCACTTCGCTCAGCATTATGGCGCCCGGTCACTTCGCTCATAATGATCCGAGACTCCACATCCGTGCGTCATTTCTCGAGACTTGCACATCGCGGCGGACCGGTCGTCACATGCACTTCGCTCCGAATTTCCGCGCACTCTCACTTCGCTCATAATGATCCGAGACTTGCACATCGCTCGGGATTTCCCGAGACTCTCATTCCGTGCGTCACGTCGCGAGAATCGCATTCCGTGCGTCATTATGTGAGACTCTCATTCCGTGTGCGCCCGGTCATCACACGCACTTTGTGCGTCATTATGCGTCACATGCACTTCGCTCATAATTCTCCGTCACATGCACTTCGGGGCGGACCATGCATCACTTTGCATTCCGTGACGGCCGTGACGCACTTTGCACTTTGTGACGGCCCGCGCATCACATGCATCAATCATGAGCGAGGTATGCATTTTGCACTTTGCTCTAAGAAAACCGCACTTTGCACTTTGCTCTAGCAGAAACGCACTTTGCACTTTAATGCCGATCGAACCGCACATGCATCGATCGTGGGCGAGGCATGCACTTTGCATCTGTAATAGGCGAGGCATCACTTTTCATCATAGCGCTCGCGATCGAACATTGTGCAGCACCTCGCGTACAATTGATGGATCGCAGGTGATACATCACATTTCACCGTAGCGCTCATGAACGAACACCGGGCGCCCACCGGCCAACAACTGATGAATCGCGAGCGAGGTGTGCAGTTTGCACTTGTAATACACGAGGCATTCAAGTGCGGTTCTAGCGCACCAGGACAGAGTTGATCTTCGCGATCGTCCGCAACGAGAACTCATGCGGCTCGTGGGTCTTTGGATCGAAGCCCAGGAACATCGGCGTGTCGCGCCCGTCCGCCGCTCGCTGCAGCCAGGCCGCCACGGCGAGCACGTGCTTCCCGCCCTTCAGCTCAACCTCGATCACTCCAGACAGATAGATCATAGCTGGTCTCCCCATGCGGCCCACCCCGGGCGCGCTCGCCTAGCGAACAGCTCAAGGTAGGGACCGTTGAACATTCGCTCCGCGATGTCGTACAGCTCCTCGGGCTTGTGCGAGTGGTCCTGCACGGGCGCGAAGAACCAGGACGGCTGCGAGCGAAACTTGACCTCCGGCCGGCCGCGCGTTCCCAGGAGGATCAGCTCGTGTGACGACCTGAAGTAGTGGCCCATACCCATCCGCGGCTTGACCCACACAGCCATCGTCTTATAGTTGAATCCCCAGGCTTCCATCACGCGCAGCCCGTCGTTGACCATCGCGCTCGGACACCAGAGCAACAGCACGCAGTCCGGCAGCGCAAAGCGTTCGACCGGTAGCTGACAGATCTCGTCCAGCGCCATGGTGTCATAGAAGCGGCTGAGCCGCCGGTTCGGCGTTCCCCGGTCCCTGAATGCCCAAGGCGGGTCCGCCATAATGACTCCGAATCCTAGCTGTAGCATCTCTCAAACCCTGATGATCTTGTGCGGTATCGCGCCGCGCTTCTCGTGATACCGTCCCGAGCAGATCTGCCAGGCCAGCGCCAAGGCAACCAGCTCGTCCGGCGAGTGCCCCTTGCCATAGAGGTCGTCCTTGAGCACGTACCGGTGAACGGACATCAACGACGCCATACGCGGTAGCACGATCTCCTGCTTGTCTACCGCCGTCTCATAGTCGATGAACATCTTGTTCTTGTTGGATCCGGTGATGATGAAGTCCTCGACCCTCTTGCCCACGATGTAGTGGGCCACCACGTCACCCAGACCGGTTGCGTCGTGGATTCCCTTGCCCGGGTAGCGCTCGAGTCTCGTGTTGAACCGTCCGATCAGTCGCGGCCACGGCTCACGGTATCGACGCTCGATGGCGACCAACCGCGCCGGCGTACAGTCATACCGTATTGTCACGATGACCGTCAAGTCTCGCTTCCGCGCCCAGTCAGCGGCGGTCACGTAGTCCGCGTCCTTTTTGGGCTTCTCCAGTTCGTAGTATTCGTTGATCTTGTCCTCGAGCCGGCGCCCAGCAAAGAGATGGCGCAACATCGCCTCGTTGAAGACCGAGCCACCCTCAACTGGCGTCTCCAACTCGTACTCGACGCGCCACATGTTATCAGAGACCTCGGTGCGCTTGCGTTCGACCTCCGACATCGGTAGCCAGCTCCCGGGATTGTCATCATGTTCCACGACCTCGCGCCAACACCAGCGACGAACCGGCCAGCCGCGCTCGACCGCGCGCTTGAGAAGTGTGGTCATCGTGCCTGACTCATGCTGATGCGTTGATGCCAACACCGTCTGCGCCGGCCGTGTCGGATCAGTCGTTAGCGTCTGGCCCATCGCGGCGTCCATGATCCGGACATCCATCTCATCAACCTCGTCGAGTCGTAGCCTGTGAGGGTGAGGACCGCGGGCTGACCGCTGTGATGCCGTCAAGGCTCGGATCCAGTTACCGCGCCGCATCTTGGTTCGCCATGATCCGATGTCACCGTCAACAAAAGTCTCTGCCGTGATGGTGGGCTGCGTCGGATCCTCGGCCTGGATCTCATGCCGCCATGCCGTCGCCATTGATTCGTGCACCCGGCGTGACTGCTCGCCCGAGCCACCGAGGACCGTGACGTTATACTCGGCTAGCGCCTCGAGACTGGCGAGCGCGGCCAGCATCACCGTCTTACCGGATCCTCGTGTTGCGAGCCAGATGATGATGGGATACTGCGCAAAGTACGCCTCGGTCAGCGCATCAAGTGGTGAGATATGGCCGTCGCAGCACGAATGCTCTGGGAACGATAGACCGAAAGCGTTCTCCAGGACCTGCTTCAGCTTCTTCTGATCGCCGTCCCGGATGTCCCAGTTGTTCGGCTTCCAATACTCATCGTTCGAAGTCGAGTCCATTGATCTCCTCGAAGGGCTTGACGATAACCTTGACGCCGGGGTTAGCATCGGTGTAGAGCTTCATCGGCACCGCTCGGATCACCTGTGCGTCATCGACGTACAGCACCCCGGTCAGTGCATCGAGGATCGCTCGTAGATATTTGTCGACGTCACCGTCGTACCGCCCCCATGGTAGTGGCCGCTTGACCGTCTTGGGCCTAGGCAAAAAGAACACAACGGTCACATCGAACCCGCACTCGGCCAGCGGCTCAGCGTCCCACTGTCGCTTGGCCTCATCATGCACGGCTCGCTGCCACGCCTTGAGGTGCTTCGGTCCCTTGAAGAAGATGTTACCTGTGGTCTTCGATTTGATGGCGGACCAAGAGCCCTTCGTCACGGGCTTCCCCGAGACCCAGAAGTTAAGCAGCACAGTCACGTTTTACTATACCCGCTTGGGCTTGGCGCGCCGCTTACGCTTCTTCTTGACCGCCTTCTTCGGTCGGCCCGCAATGTTCCACAGGATCTCCTCGATGAATTGCTTGGCATCGGCCGGCTTAACGTCAGCGCGGCACCCACCACAGAACATGCAGACCAGCGGTTCGAACCCGCGACAAAAGTCACACGTGCGGCACTCAGGTCGCTTGACCCCGCAGTGTACACACGTGGATGACTCCTTCGGAAAACCAGCATACCGGTGTCGACCCGAGTTTGACTTAAGACAGTCGGCCATACGGACGAACTTGAGCGCCTCCGCGACCACGCGCAGCGCGTAGCCCGGGGGAATGTTCGTGGGAAACTTGATCGCCTTGGGTTTCGGTCGCTCGGGCTTCTTGCCGGCGGTCGCTCGCTCGAGGTCGGTCATGGTCTTGGCCTTCGGCTTGGGCCGCAGAAGCTTGACCCCGCCCGGAGTCTTCTCGTCGTCCGGTAACCAGAGTCCCTTGTACTCAGGCATCACTCACGCTCCACGTAACGGTGCCCCCACTTGAAGTGCTTCCACAAGCGCTCGTGCAGGAAGTACATGCCCACGCGAACAGGAAAGACAGCGGCGCCAATTGCCAGTGCTGCAAGAAGGTTACCCGTAACAAGCAGTGCCACCACGGCGACCGTCACGAGGCCGCTGACCTCCCAGGTCACTCCCTTGGCAAACGAGCGCTCGGGAGTACTCACTAGCACGTACTGTTCGTCCACTGCGCGTCACTTCCCCCGCCTTGGCCAAATTCTCTGCAGGGCTACGATACCCCACATCGTCGCGCCGAACAGTGTCGTCGCCGCTGCCTGCGGTAGATCCTTAGACTGTAAACACGCTGCGATCACGTATAGCCCAGGAGACAGGAGCAAGCTGGAGGTCAGAGGCACGCCCTGAAACTTCCGGCCCGCCCAGATCGTCGGGATCACCGCCGCCGAAATGAGCAACTGGGTCACGGCAATGATACTGTCAGCGTGCGGTGCTAGGAGCTCAAGCATCCTCTTCCTCCTCGTCCAGCTCCTCGGCGCCGATGACATCGAGGATAACCTTGACAGCCTGCTCGCGCGTGTGTACAATCACGCTTGAGATCTCGCGGATGAAACCATGGCTGTGTGGATTCTCGTCGCCCGGCTCCATGATGGTCACGACGAACTTGCGCCAAGCCAAACACAGGCCGAACTCAACGCACGTGCCGACACTCTTATCGGTGCAGCCGAGCAGATCGGCGACCATGATGTAGCAACGATGCACGTCGTTATAGTCACGCGCTACGATCGCGGCGTCCGTGCTGGTCGGGGAGCGGTAACCCCCGGACTTGAGCACCTGCTGTCGCGCCAGGTTCTTCTTGCCGCGCATCGGCGACAGCGGTACGATCCGCACGCCCTTGGCCTCACGCAGTGGCTGGGCTAGCTCCTCGCGTCGGTCGACCGCCTCGTCATAACTCAGCCCCGTGATGGGGCCGGCGAGGTAGACGTAGACGATCGGTTCGTTCCGGTCACTCATGATCCCATCCCCGGCGTGTAGACATCGCCGTTCTTGGCGCACGCCTTGTCCTCGTACGGCCGGGCGACCCGGTCATAGAACTCCTGAGCTACGTTGTTCAGCGTGCCGGTCAGAATCGCGATCTTCCAGTATCGCGGTTGTCGCATGAGGTTGACTGCCAACGACGTGCAACAGAAATTGAGGATTCCCGCCGCCGCTGTCATCTCGTCAGCCTCGCTAACGGTACCGTCACCGGACTGCGCCTTGGCCTGCTCGAACGCCAGTCGCTCGATCACTCGCAGCAAGTCGAGCAACGGTGGCGTCAGCAGGTCCCGCTGTTCCTGCTTAATGTACGGCATAGGTACTGCCCTCCTGCAATACTATACCCCGGTGGAAAGATTTGGGGTGACCGCCGGGGTTCGAACCCGGGCTGGGAGGGCCACGACCTCCCGTGCTACCACTACACTACGGCCACCGTGAGGGTCAGTGTTGGCGGCGTCGACACAGGATGAACATCATCACTGTCCAAGCCACGGCAGCGAGTCCGAAGATCGTCAACATCCGCACGTTGACACCCTCAGATCCTATCATACCTCCGCCGCCCGTGTTTGGAAACGCGACAGGGAAGTCCGGACTTGGTGGCGCATAGGTCGACGTAGCAACCGGCGTTACATCTGACCGCGGTGTCGGGGTCGGTTCGATCGTTGGCATCGGAGTCGGAGTTGTCCTAGGTGTCGGCGTGACCGTCGGCATTGGCGTCGGTGTCACTGTCGGCCCGGGCGTGGTCGTCGGCATCGGCGTAGGCGTTACCGTTGGCTCAGGCGTGGGTGACGGTGTTGGCTCCGGTGTAAATGTAGGTGTAGGTGATGGTGTTGGCTCAGGTGTCGGCGTAGGACTCGGCGTCGGCTCCGGGGTAGGAGTAGGACTAGGGGTCGGCGTGAGTGTAGGAGTCGGCGTCGGAGTAGGTGTCGGGGTAGGTGTGGGAGTCGGCGTAGGCGTTGGAGTCGGTGTCGGCGTAGGCGTTGGTGTTGGCGTGGGTGTGGGAGTTGGTGTAGGCGTAGGAGTCGGGGTTGGTTCACACCAGCACGGCTTAAAGCTGTCCGACTTCTCGTGGCCTAGCGTATTGTACACCCGCTGCGAGTTCGCGTTGTCCGGCACCACTGACCCGTCTAACGGTCCGTAGTCCACCGTCTTCGAGCTATGCCCCTTCACGCAGACGTGGATGCTCTCCCGTGAACTCGTGTCCGGCCAGGATCCGTGCCCGGGAACGTGATACTCCAACACCAGGTCGAAGTCCGCGCACAGCTTCATGTCGTACTCGTTCTTGACCTTGACCGTGCCGTACACCTGGTTGTCGCATGGTTCGCAGAACGCACTGATATCGGTCACCTTGAGATGACACGCGTGCGCCGGCGTAACGACGTCGTCACCGCCGCCACCTCCCAGAGCAAACGCTCCGACGAGCGTCAGTGCTGTCGCGGTGGCAAGCCCGACGACTACCCGTAACAGCTTGTTCATGGTCAAACCTCCTTCTGCCTACCATACCCGAGTGCGCGAGGTTTCGCGCGAAGATCGCTGTAAATTGCCAGATAAAGTTTCGCGCCAAGTTTCGGCCGAAAGATGTGCATCGAGCCGAGCATTTGTTTCGCACCAAGTTTCGACCGAAGATCTCTGTGGCTCACCACAGAGACTTTCCAGCGAAGTTTCAGCCACTCTTTTCTGCGGCGGCTGAGAGAAAGTTTGGGGCGAAGTTTCGCGCGAAGATTTCTGTGCGCATCCGCAGAGACTTTCGGCCACTCTTTCGCGCAAAGATTTCTCTGGCCGATGAGAGAAAGTTTCGACCGAAGTTTCGGCCACTCTTTTCTGCGCGATGCCAGAGAAAGTTTCACCTGAAGTTTCGGCCGAAGATCTCTGTGACTCGCGACAGAGACTTTCGCACGAAATTTCGCGGACTCTTTTCTGTGACGAATGAGAGAAAGTTTCGCGCGAAGTTTCAGCCATTCCGCTCTGTCCAGCGCCGCAGAGACCTAGTGCTGGAATCTGTCCGGACCGCGGGTCACCAGAATGAAGATCTGGGCGCCTCGGTTGGCCTCATCCATATTGGCCCACAGCAAGGTGGTGGTTACCCGCCCTCTGCTCGGATTTACCTTTGGGATGAGGACCTAATCTAAATGCAAATGTCACGGTTCATCACGCGTCCTGGGATGTCTCGGCGGGACGTGACAGCAGCGTGCGCCATCGGTAAAGCACTCGTGACAGGATCTCCACACGCTCTTCGTCAGAGTTGGCCAACCTGTAGTCACTGGCGTCGCCCTGCTCGAGGATCAAGAGAGCGCGTCCGTCTGCGAGGTCGATGCTGCCCAACGTCTTGCCGTGTCCACAGCAGGACCCACGCATGTCGATGCCACCCTCCTGAAGTGCGCGCACGAGGTCGGCGATGCAGCTGTCTATCTTGGCGGCCTTCCAGTGCTCTTCGCCGGCGCACGAGAGATCGGCTGGGATCTTGACCGCAACCGGGGTCGTCATACCCCACTTACACATCCTCGTCCTCCTCCTCGTCTTCGATGAGAACGCGTGGTTGGTTGCTGCCTAGCACGTCAACCCACACGATACCGCCGCACGCGGGACAGAGCCCGTTCTCCAGCTCCATGCACTCCTTGCAGAGACGATAACCGCAGGCGAAGCACATGTGCGTGGCTACATCGTCTTCACAGAGTGGACATGGTCGGGTCGGACTCACGCGAAGTCCTTGGACTTGAGCTTAAACCGCAGCGGCCGTCCGCGCCAGTCGTAGAGGTACGGGTCGGTCCGCGCCACGATTCCCTCACCCGGGATGCACGTCTTGTCCCAGTCCAGCTCGGGCCGGTCGGTCTGAGCCACTGACGAGTTGAACCCGCCCTTGACCAGCAGCACGATGGCATCTAGGATCGTAGCGGTACCGCCCCTGCTTCGACGACCCTCAGCGATCTGCTTAGTGATCTCGTCGAGGTGTAAGAACTCGGGCACCGCCAGGATACCCGCCCGATCGGCGATGTCCTTGACCGCATCGAGGTTCAGCCACTTGTCACCGATGAAGACGTCGAACAGACGGAAGCTCACGCTGTCCGGTCGGTAGTTCCCGCCACCCTTCTGGATGCGCGCACCGTAGCCCTCGCCGTAGAACGTGATGGGATAGGGCACGACACAGTCGCACTGGTAGTCACGGTGCCCGGGGTAGTTGACCGTCAGCGGCTTAGGCTCGCCCGAGTCAAACTGTCCCGTGCCGCCGCACTTCTCACAGTTGTTCCGGCCGCGCCACAGGTTCTGCATCTTCTCGAGCGTGAACGTGTCCTGGAGGTACTCGAGCAGGAACGTCGGGATCTGCGCCCGGGACGTCCGCCCGTAGAACCGCACCTTCCATCCGAAAGAAGACAGCTTATCAGTCTCCCCAAACGCAGGGTCTGGCTCTAAGCTCACCCGGATGTTGGTCCCGTCCACCTTCTCGGTCACGCGCCAGTCATTGACGAGCGCGAACTCAGGACAGCGCAGCTGGCCTTCGAGGACCTTGTGGTCCGGCCCCCGCTTGAACAGCGTCTCTATCTTCGGATACTCGGGATGGCTAGAGCTCAAAGTCGTTGGGTCCATCTCTGACCTCCTCGATGACGGCGCGCAGCTTGACGACCCCGTCCCCGGGACCGACCAGCGCATCATGCGCCGGTCCAGGTCCTCAAAGATGTCTCCCTTGTTGACCGCGTCGGGAATCATGACAGGAACCTCTCTTCAACGAAGTCAGCCGCCGCTTCCCAGTCGGTGAATACGGCCTTGCTCACCGCCGCCATCATGGACGGTACCCGGAGGTGACTCGTGGCGAAGATGATGACCTTGTTGAGCGCGTGCGCGAAGCCGAACTCCAGGGCCATGCCGTCGAACCGGCTGAACGTGCAGTAGCCGAACACGATGTCCGACTCACGGATGTGCTGCAGGTCGTCGTAGGTGAATAGGTAGAGCGAACCCTGCACGCTGTCCTTGAACGGATCTATAATGATCGCGCGTCCGGCCCACCTCTCGCGTAGCGCGTCACGCCAGCGACTGTCGAGTCCGCCGGCCAGGTAGATCTTCGGTAGCCTCAACGTTGACATCACGTCCACCTTCCTACAGCGTCGTCGTGACCGAGCCTGTCCGCTAGCACCCTGA